TCATGCTGGAGGGCGGGGAGTCGCTGGGCTGGGTCAAGTGGGGCCGGCGGCGCGAAGAGCCAGGCCAAGGCCCGCAGGGCGGCTGGGCGCGGCTGGAAACGGTGGAGCGGGGCGGCTGGGCCAAGTATCAGCCGATCAAGGCCTACGGCCTGGTGCAGCGCTTTATGGAGAAGGACGCCGAGCGCACATCACACTGGTTCGATGTGGAGCCAGGGTTCGCCCTGGACTGCCTCGTGCTGGGGGATGGGGATCAGCGGCGAGTGTATGTGGTCACCAGCTCGCCGCCGGAGGAGTTTGCTTGGATACATGATAGGTGGCCGATGGTGCGGACGATTAGTGAAGGGGGGGAAACTACCGGTTGTCTGGCCGTTCAGTCCTCCCGTCAATGAACGTTCTACGACGGTCTTCTCGATCCGAATATGTCTTAATGACGTCTGCAGGAATAAGTGTGAGGACCACCGTCCAAAGCTGCCACAACGTGAGTGCTACGAGCAGTCCGTAAGAAATGCCTCTGAAAAGAACCTTGTATTCTTCCAGGGCTGGAATTACTCGTAACACTGGTGCAATTATTCCAATCAACAGAACCAAGCACAATATTGCACTGGAGTGGACGATTGGGGAAAACAATTTCCCCATGCTGCCCTCCACTTTGGTTTCAGACTTCTTGTGTTCGGCAAACGAGAGCTTTAGTCTTTCGGGGTAAATTATCGCTATCCATGCCCCTATAACGGCGAAAATAATTGCGGCTGTTGTTCGGAGTGCTTCATATAATGGCCATTGTTCATTGAAAGGGACCGATTGGCCTAACCAAAATCCGGCCATAACCATCACGGAAGACGAGAGCCAAGCCACCCCTAGCAACAGCGTTTTTCTCACGATAGAAGACCTATGATTTTGGCGCGGGCTTTATACAAGGCTTTCATTAACGAATCAGAATCCACAACTTCATCATTTTCTCGCACCACATCTAATTCGAAGTCATTACGTGCGATGGCGTGGCTGAGCCAATGTGTTTTTGGGTCCCCTTTAAGCTTAAAACCAAAATCGTCCCATTGCCTCTCATCATTTTCAGCCCACTCTTTTATGATCTGCAGTACATCAGCTCTGTTTACGTTCACACCAACGGTATAGCTCATGTTAATGAAGTCCGCTGGCTTGTGCTTGTTTGCAGGGTTGATGTAGCTCCATCGTAGAAACGTCCGCCAGTTTTCCAGGTCCCCTGCGTCGTTGAGGGCTAGCTTCGTTTTCTTGATAATCCGCTGGATCTTGTCTGCATTAGATGCGAGGTAGACATGAGGTCCTGGCTTTCGGAAAAGGTTTGTTTGAAATCTCGGCGAGTAATCTTCGGGATCGTCTTGATCGTCTTCACGGTAACCCAGTATCTCTATGTCGGCGTTCGCTGGGTTTGGATCGTATGCTACAAAACTTGAACAGCTTTCCAAATAAGACTGCATATACTGTTGGAATGCTGGTTGTCCGGAAAAAGCATGCTGGAATCGTATGTTTGCAAATACATTTTTTGAGGGGATAATCCAGAAGTAAGTTGCGAATCCTGGAATACTTCCTTTTTGTATTTTGTTCATGACGACTTTTGCATTGCCGACGATGGAGTTACCCATTACCGACGCGACGTTTCCTTGCGTGGAGGGCGTTCTATTCCATATGGTAAGCAGCCATGTCCCTCTAAATTCGTGAATATTGTAAAGGTAAGTTGGGAATAAATCATCCGTAGGTTCGTAGGTGATCGTGTCTTCTAAGCTCTTCGTTGCGGACCAGCTTTTCATGTCTTTTAATATTTCGGGAAGATTTCCGAAATTTGGTGCTTTACCTCGGCCAGTGAAATAACCGCATTTTGATATCTCGTACATAGTAACGCTTGCGCTTTCTTTAGGCATCACAGCCACTCCCCTAATAACTAAAAATAGAGCTGGTCCGGCGAGCAATTTTTTGTTTTATGTACTATTAATATGTTAGTTGCAGAGGTTTAAACCTCTTTCTATCAACGGTCCCAAACCCACTTTCGCTCCTGTAATGTTCTTGTTTTCGGCCCAAACCAATTCCAACGGGTCCAGCCCAAGCTGCCGAGTCTTGCGGCTGGCCGCTCCGTTCACGCCGTACATCTGCCCGGTCTCAGGATCGGTCACCACCACAGCATTGCCGGGTAGGCACTGCAGGTGCATTTCCTCGGTGGTGAAAGGCCAATCGGCGCCGAACTCTTCGGCGCTGATCAGCTTGGGCGGGGCAGCGAGGGCGAGCGGGCTGGCCAGCAACAGGCCGAGCAGGATCTTGCGCATGGGTACATCCTTGTGTGGGTGGTGTCAGTGGCTGCGGGTGCCGGTGATGATGTAGAGCACGTCGACCTTGCTGCGAGCGGCCAGCGCCTGCAGATAGTCGATCGGCATCACCGAGGTCCCGTTCTCGAATCGCTTCTGCATGTAGTCGGTCTGACCGGCCAGGTGGGCCAGCTCGTGCACCTGTAGGCCGAGGCGCTTGCGCTCCTCGAGGAGGCGATCGCCGAAGTCGCGGGGACGGTCGTCGAGGTCAATGGTCGAGGGTGTCATAACGTCTCCTTGTCTACGGGCAGATGCTTTCGCAGGGAATGCCATCGTTATTCCTATCCAGGCGGCCGTTGCCGCACTGCTCTAGGTGGTAGCGGGCCTCGGCGCAGCTGCTCATCTGGCCGCAGGTTTTGCGGGGTGTGCAACTGAACTGGGCGGATGTAGCGGCTACCAGGACGGGCTTGCCGGCGTAAGGCTGGGCAATCGGGCTTTTTGTTCCTCTGCGCCAGTCCCATGGTGCGACGCGCTCGGATTCGGGCAGCGCCCAAAGGCCGCGCTTCGCGGCGCGGGCTTCCGCTTCGACCTGTAGCAAACTCTTATCCTGGTTATAGGCGCGGTACACCCAAGCCGCACCGGATTCGACGAGTGCCCGATTCACATCCACGCCATTCACCGAGATCCGCGCGATCGAGCGGCCGTAACGGTCGACGCTTTCGACATCTGCAGTGACCTGTTTACGGAACGTGAGGTCGGCTAAGGCTTGCTTGGCTTTCTGGCCGTAGGGCTGGCGGCTTTCCGGCGTGTCAATCTCGGCCAGGCGGATCTTGACCTGCTGTTTGGCTGGAGTCAGAAGGGTAAGCGTGTCGCCGTCGGCGATAGCCACAACCTCACCGGTGATGACCTCGGCCCATGCCGGGAGGGCTACGGCAAGCGTCGCTAGCAGCAGTAACGCAGCATTGATTCTAGAGATCGAGTTCAGGATCACTGCGCGCCCTCCTTGGCGGTTGCGTATTCCACAGAAAGTGGAAATCAGAGGCTTTTTTTACTTGCCGAGTTCGTTGTCGATTCGGCCAGGGCAGCTGTCATGCGACGTATCGCCACGCGATCGCTTTCCGGCATCGAGCGGTAATGGTTCAGCACTTCGAATTCATCCGCAGACAAACCGGCCTCGCTCGGCATCGCGCGGCATCCAGTCAGCACGTAGAGCACGTCGACGCCTGCCGCAGCGACCTTAGCCAGATACGGCGCGTCGGGGCTTCGCTCACCTTTCTCATAGTTGAACTGTGTGGTCTTGGACACTTCGGCCACGGTGGCTAGCTCACCTTGGTTCAGGCCGAGCCGAATCCTTTCTTCGCGCAGGCGATCTCCGAAATTCAACAAATGCACCATTCCTGCGTTGACAGACCAACGAACGTTGAATAATCTTGCGCCATGTTTAACGTTTTTGAACGGATTTGAATCATGCCAGCCACACGCACCCCCAAACAAGCGAAGGAATGGCTCGCCAAGCAGGGCAAGACCGTCCAGGAATTTGCCC